ACTTTCGGACTCAGGATCCTCGCAGCTCCCCCAGGCAACAGCGACGCCGAGGATTACCTGATTACCACAGCCGATACGATCATGAACAGCGCGATCTCCCTCATCTCGGGCGCTCCTTCTGTCACGACAATCGGATCACAAGATATCCCCTCATACGATCTAGTCGTTCGTGTGGGAACCTCAAGAAACCCATAGGAGAAATCATGGCAACAACCACCTACCTTTCACAGCCTGCAGTCTTAACTATTGCTGCTCAGGATCTAGTTGATCAGGCCTCGAGTATTTCGTTTACTCTCGGCAAAACGCCTCTTACGAGCACCGCCTTCGGCGATCTCGGGGAGCGCATGGTTCCTGGGCTTGACACTGTCGAAGGGACAATCACCCTTTATATGTCATACGGCGCGGCAGAAGTTGAAGGCGTTATCGCTGGCGAAGTCGGTCAAGGCGACACCGTTATTGTCGTCAAAAAAGAGTCAGGCGCAGTCAGCGCGACTAACCCAGAATGGACGATCACGAATACCATGATCGCCAACTACCCAATCACCTACACCGTCGGCGAACTCCAAGTGATGGAAGTTTCGTTCTCGGGAGGCACCTGGGTACGCGACATCACCCCCTAATCCCATCCCTTACCGTGCAAAGGAAACCCCATGAAACTATCCATCAAAGTCAACACAGGTGAAGGAGATTACGTTGTCGAAACTAATCTCTTTCACATTGTGCAACTCGAGCGGAAATACAAAGTCAAAGCATCCGACCTCGCTAACGGTATCTCGATAGAGATGCTCGGATACTTGGCTCATGAAGCTGCAAAACAACAAGGCCACAACCCACCAATCATCTTGGATGACTTCCTTAGAAAACTTGTGACCTTGGACGTCATCAGCAATGAGGCAGAAAACCCCATCGAAGGGGATCAGTAGCAAGGACGCTCGCCGAGCTTCTTGTCGAGACTGGCTACTGGCCCCCAGACATCAACTTCACGTTGCAGGATCTCATGACTTGCATAGACGTAATCAACACTCAGAGAAAGGGCTAGACATGACAGCAACAGCGCGAACCGAGTTCGTCGGCGGTGCAGCTGCTATCAAAGCCCTAAAAAGCATTGACCCCGAATACCGTAAACAGTTCAATCGTGACGCCAAAAACATTGTCGCCCCACTTATCGCCGACGCTAAAGGTGGCTACCCCCAGATGCCACTCTCGGGCATGAAGTACAAGTGGACAGATAAGCGCGGTCGGACTTTACTGCCTTGGACAGTGAGCAAAGTCCGCTCCGGCGTCAAGTTCAAAACTTCTACGCGCCGAAACAAATCCGCGGTACTTTATGTGACCCAGGGCGACCCAGCAGGCGCAATCTTTGAAGTCGCTGGCAAAGCAAATCCAGGCACAAACTTCAACAACAATCTCAGAAATAAAAACCCTCGAGTTTTGTGGCCTACAGCAGAAAAACACCTTCCAGACGTTGAGCAAGGTCTCTCGGATCTTGTGCGCGACGTCATGCGGAGAGTAAACGAGGAGACGCGCTAATGGCTATCAACATCCCCATCATTACTGAGTACGTCGGCGCTGGCGTTGACAAAGCAATCAAAGAGTTCAAGCAACTAGAGACCGTTGGCGCTAAAGCATCATTCGCCATTAAGAAAGCAGCCGTCCCAGCAGCAGCCGCTCTCGCAGGTCTCGGCGCTGTCGCTTTTGATGCTGTCAAGGGTGCAATGGAAGACGCGGCAGCTCAGGAACAACTTGCTCGCAATATCCGAGGCGTAACCAATGCTTCGGACTCGGCAATCAAAAAAAATGAGGACTTTATTTCCTCGTTGTCAATGGCGACCGCTACCGCCGACGACGAACTACGCCCAGCGCTTGCGAAACTTGTTGTCGGCACAGAGAACCTTGAAGAAGCCCAAGACGGACTCCGCCTTGCTCAAGACATCGCTGCCGGTACAGGCAAGGATCTCGCCACAGTTTCCGAGGCGCTAGCAAAGGCTTACGCAGGAAACGACAAAGGACTCAAGGCCCTTGACCCGCGCATGAAGACACTCCTCAAAGACGGTCTAGATGTCGAGGGCGCGATGAGCGTGCTAGCGGACACTTTTGGAGGTGACGCTGCTGCAGCTGCAGACACCGCGGAAGGACGTTTCAAAAGACTGTCTATTGGCCTTGCCGAAACCAAGGAGTCAATCGGAGCAGCATTACTCCCAGCGATCCAAGCCGTCCTCCCATTCATCGAGCGTCTGGGAACTTGGGCTCAAGAAAACACCACGACATTCCTGATCGTCGGCGGAGCAATCGCAGGCATCGCCACAGCCATCCTCGCCGTCAACTTCGCCATGAAAGCCTGGACTGCAGCCACGACCGCTTTCACAGCCGTCCAAGCAGCCTTCAACGCTGTAATGGCACTAAACCCCATCTTCCTACTTGTCGCGCTGTTCGTTGCCGTTGGCGCTGCACTCGTAATCCTGCAGCTCAAGTTCAACATTTTTGGCAAGGTATTTGAAGGCGTCGGCAAAATTGCTGGGACAGTATTCAACGGCATCAAAGCAGGTTTCGCTGGCGTTGTTACAGCTGTGAGCGGATACGTTAACGGGCTAGTCGCAGTCTATAAAGGGTTGTTCAATGGCATTGCTTCAGTCTGGAACAACACCGTCGGAAAACTGTCTTTCAAGTTCCCTAGCTGGGTTCCAATCGTCGGCGGTAAAGGCTACGACGTCCCCGATATTCCAATGCTCGCCAACGGTGGCATCGTGACAGGCCCGACATTAGCGATGATCGGCGAGGCAGGCCCCGAGGCCGTAATCCCATTGAACCGCGCTGGCTCACTAGGCAACAACATCACGATCAACGTCAACGGGGGCGACCCCAATGCAGTTGTCGCAGCTCTTCGAACATATATGCAGCGCAACGGCTCAGTCCCTATCCGAGTGACAAATTAACGATGGCTTATACAGCGCCAACAGTTAATTACTCAACGACCCTCGACGGCACCTATACAAGCCTGACCGGAGTGCAGTCAATAAATATCAGGCGCGGTCGCACTTACTTCCAAGACAACTGGCTACCTAGCCAATGTGTCGTTGAGTTAATACCAGCCAACACTTACGCAACGCCTCTAGCAATCGGTCAATATATTGACGTTAGAACTAGCAACTCTGCCTCATCTAAAGCGTATTTTCTGGGCATCATCACCGATGTTGAGCGTGTTTATGACATACCTTATGACGCCAGCGCGACCTTGCACGCTCCTGGTGATCGCATAATTATTACGGCAGTCGGGCCTACCGGCATGATCGCTGCAAGAACCATTGCATCGCTTTCGTTTGGCGCTTCAACAACAACGAGACTGCAAGCAAAAGATGCCGCTAGCGGCAGCGCTTTCGTAACAGTTAATTTTGTGCCGACAACCCAAAGCTCACTAACAGCAATAACTAATCAAGGCGCGTTTGATGTAATTAACCAACTGGCCCGCACCGATCAAAGCGTTCTTGATGACATCGACAATGAACGCACAACCAACCCTTCAACTGGTTTAGTCGAGCCAATCGCTTGGTATCACGGTATATATGGCGGACTCACAGCGTCATTTGGGGACACGGGCGCAGGCACAAAATACAACCGTCTAGCATTTAAGTCGGCAAGCGAGTCCACGTTTAACGACGTAAACGTGATTACGCCTGGCAAAACTACACAAAACTTCCAAGCAGCCACTGGCCCTTATAACACGCTTGATTACAACACTTACAGCAACACGACTGCCGAAATGCTTAACTTGGCCACTTATCTTTATTTGTTGCTGTCAGGTCAAGTGACTATTGCACCGTTCAGCTTGAGCACCGACACGGCAGTTGATGACACATTTTTAACATTTTGCTATATCGGCAGTTTCAGCGGGACCTTGTCATATTTGGGCTTGTCGGCTCAAATTACTTTTCGTGGCGTTACGTATCCCGCAGCCATTCAATCTATTAATGTTAATTTTTATGCAGACCGAGCTACTGGAGATTTCACGTTTTCCCCAAGTTTGGGGCAACCGTTCTTGCTCGACAGCAACGATTTCGGCATACTAGACACAAACAGACTGGGGTTCCCATAAATGGCTATAAAAACTTTTACTAGCGGCGCGGTGTTGACCGCTTCGGACACAAACACGTATTTAGCAAACAGCGGTCTTGTTTACATCAGCAGCACCGCCTTTAGCGGAACAACTATAAACGTAAACACTTGTTTCAGCGCAACCTACGACCATTATCGAGTCCTAATAGAAGTTGCAACAACAACGAGCAGCCAAACCGCGTTCGTGCAAATGCGTACTGGGACGACAAATACAGGGGGCTCGGGCTATTCATACACAGGCGCGGATTTCTTGCCCGGTTCGGTAAGCAGCCAAGGCGGGACAGGTAATGCTTCTTGGCGCGTTGGAGCACATACAGCGGGAAACGCAGGCATGGACGTCATAGAGTTTTACAACCCGTTCGCTGCAAAGTACACAGGTTTCACAACAACAACCCAGGGAAGTTATACGCCCGACTCGCGTTTCTGCATTATTGCTGGCGGATACCTTGCAAACACAACCTCATACGACGGTTTCTCTTGGCAAATTGGTGGCGCTTCTACAGGCACTATCACTGTTTACGGATACCGAAAGGCATAACAAATGGAACCACAAATAGGCACATTTCACGACGCAGAAACAGGCGTTACCATTGTGCGCGAACTTACAGCCGATGAAATCCCAGAACTTCCTAAGCAAGATTATGATCTGGCGGATTAGTTTCGTGGCGCTTTTGTTCGCGTCAATCCTCACAGCTTGCGGAGACCGCGTACGCCTCAACTGTGAACCGCGCACAAAGAACAAAGCACTCAGCGCAACCGTCACAGAAACAACACAAACAACAGAGACCCCACGATATGGGACAGGTGGCAAATGCTAAAGAAACCAGAAAACAGACTTACTAACGAAGAGATCAAAGCGCGGATCGTCATGATCGTCGCGTGTGGCTTAACGCTTTCTTTCGTCGGCTCCGTCTTCACAATTTTGTACGGACTGCTTTTTGTTTCACAGCCTGCGACAATGGCGGAACTTGATGCACAGCAAATCAACATCCTTTCCTCGATGCTCCTCACTCTCTCGGGCGGACTCATCGGGCTACTCGCTGGCAACGGCCTTAAAGACAAGCCGAAAGATAAACCAAATGACAACGCCTAAAGCAGCTCCAAAATCTAACGCGATGCCGTACACCGGCAACAAAGACGCAACAGCAAACGGCAAAGCCACCCCAGGGGCGCACAAACTCCTCGACATTCTCGGCACAAAATGGGGCTTCAAGAACCTCGGGATCTACGCCTATCGTCCGATGCGCGGATCAACCATGCTCTCAGTACACGGCACAGGACGCGCTTTTGACGCTGGCTACAAACAATCCCAGCAAGCACTAGTCACCGACATCTGTGACTGGCTCGCCGACAACCACGTCGCCCTCGGCATCGAGGAGATCCATCAGTACGTCTGGGGAACCCACGGGCGCGGTTTCCGCTGCAACCGTGACGGAAAGCCAGGCTGGAAAGAATGGGACGCCGAAAACAACGGAGGCCCAGGCGGATACTGGATCCATGTAGAAGTCTCGCCGACGTTCGCCCAGAACCCTCGGCTCATTGTTCAGGCTTGGAAAAAGATAATCCCCACTTTCGTCACACCGATCGTGTAACTTCTCTAGCGTCACCTTCTATCCCTACTACGGAGGCACTAATGGCAGGCAAAATTATCCGACCCGACGACTGGGACGAAGGCACTCTCTTTCATGCACCATTGCATCGAGAACCCGACCGTCCCACAAGCGTCCAAGGCGCTAAAGACGTCAAACACAGGCGAACATCCCAGGCGATGCTTCTGCTCATCGAGTACCGGAACCACAACCTCACCGATGAAGAAGCAGGAGCCCGATCTGGGCTCATCAGGCGCTCACGGTGCTACTGGAAAAGGTGCTCGGATCTTCGAGCTGCAGGCTATATCGTGCCTACTGGAGCCACTCGGATCGGCTCTTCAGGATCAGCACAGATGATCTGTGCAATTACCCCAGAGGGCCTCAAGGCTCTTGATTAGGAGGAATTATGTTCACTCGACCAAAGGATCGTCGTTAAGCGACTCGCGGCAGCCGTGCTTGTTATTGCCGCTTTCCACCCATCTCCAGCAAGTGCCGAGGCTCTGCCCTTCCGATGCGAATACTACGCAACGAAAGCAGTCCAACTCGGCTGGCCCAAAAAGGAGAAACCGATGCTAAAAAAGATTATGTGGCGCGAGTCGCGTTGTCAGACCACGAGCATCAACCGCAAAGACCCTTACGGCGGATCTTTCGGACTACTACAAATAAACGGCAGTAATGTCGGCTGGGCAAAGCGTGAAGGCTATATCAAAAGCCGAGACGACTTAACCAAAAGACACCAAAACCTCAAGGTCGGACTCGAGCTGTGGAAGCTCTACGGATGGCGACCTTGGGGAACCAAATCATCCCAATAACAGAAAGAGCCCCTACATGACATTCAATTTAGACAACTACGAGCCAGTAGCGCCCAGACTGGCGCGATGGCTAGAGACCGTCGTCAAATCCTCAGTGACTCCTCGAGTCATCACAACGCTTCATGCTTACGCCCCAGGCGAATGGTGCATATTTAAGGCCGAACTTTGGGAAGGCGACACACTTATCGCAACTGGCTATGCAGAAGAACATCACACCGATAGAGGCGTCAATTCAACGTCGCACATGGAGAACTGTGAGACCTCAGCGATCGGACGCGCATTAGCGAACTGTGGCTATGCAGGCTCAGATCCGTCCAAGCGCCCCTCTCGTGAAGAGATGACAAAAGTACAACGCATGACACCCAGCGACGCTCCTGAAGGCACACAACGCCCACAGGCATCACCTAACAAGGCAGCATCAGACGCGCAACTAGGGCTCATCCGCACACTGTCCAAGAAACTTGGCTTTGAGGCACACTTCCCTCCAAACTTCACGAGTTACGACGCCTCCCAGGTGATCCAAGAACTCAAAGGCAACGTCATCCCACTAGCGATCCGCGCCGAGTCCTTCGAGGATCCGTTCTAATGGGCCTCATACAAAAAGCCATCGCCTGGGCAAT